ATCTTTCCGTAATTAGTAACAATAATATGGTTGCTATCATTCACAGTACCATATTCTATACTATTTCCTATTAAACTTCTTGCAACACTTGATGTAACTATTTTAATATTTCTTGATTTAATGTAATCTATCAAATCTTTTATATCTTGTTGTTTCTGTTCTGTCTGAAAAACATCCATCCAAGAATGTATCATAAAAGTAAGATAAGCCTTATTGGCTATCGCATTATCTACTCTAGCTTTTAATTGTTCTAATGTATATCCTTCTATGTTACATCTTGCTATTCTCATTGAATCCAAAGGAAGTGTTGCATGGGAATTTCCTGTAGTAGTATTTCCATAGCAGAAATTATAATATTTTTTAATTATATTTGTATTACCTTGTTTATTGTTAGGTAATACACAAATATTTTTATAGTCAATCCCATGCTGATTAAATAGTGATTTAACTTTTTCACAATCTTCTATTAATTGTACATCTGTCATTGTATCAAAATCTTTATGATCATATCCATGAGATACTATCTCATACCCCTCGCTTTGTAACTGTTTAAGTTCTTCCCAAGTATATTTATTTTCGTCACCAACATAAGCGGGGTTAATTGCCAAATTACACCTAACTCCTTTTTCTTCAAAAATAGGTCTTAAAACTGTTGAAAAAGTTCTTCTTCCATCATCATCTGTAAAGTTTATACAAGTTTCTTCTATTCCTGTTGGATTAGACATCTCTAAGAATTTAGACATATTTATATCTTTACTTTCTTCCAAGGACGACTTAATATTATTTAATTCTACAGTATACTTTTGTTCTATTTGTCCACTAGTTTCTTTGAAATATTTATCCCATTCATCTAACTTTATAATTCCGTTTAATAAAGCAGTAAACTCATTAGTGCTTTCTACCGCTCCACTTATATCTATACTAGGTTCAACATCTATTGAAAATATAATTGTACTTAGAAGTTCTTCCCCTTCTTTTATTTCAAGCTGACAATTAACCTTTCCAGCTACCGCTAAGATTTGATTGGTAAGCTTTAAAATGCATTCCCCATTAGTTGCATTGGTAATAGTCAAGTCGTTGTAACATTTCGTATTGTCTGGCTTAACTATCTTTGTCCTAACTGTTTTTCCAACCAAACTAAAAGGAACACCATTATTGAGTATGTTAAAAGTTAATACTCTTGCGGTGTCCCCTTGTTGTGCGGTCGGAATCGGCAACACATATCGTGTATTTAAGTTTAAAGTTATATTACTTGGATAAACCATTATCGAGTTCCCCCCATTTCCTCTATTTTCATCTTAACTGGTTCTATATATTCCTCTTTTTTTATATCTTCAAGGCAGAAAGGATTATTAGTGTAGAGATTTATTTCTTTATTTATAATTTTCTTTGCTAAGCACTCTACATAAAATTCACTTATCATATAATCCCCTCACTTCTTAACATCACAGTTTCTATATTATTTAAAGTCGAAGTTATTTCTCGCCCGTTTATTTCAACGCCATTCTTACCATTTATAAGTACTTTTCCACTACTGCCACCATCAGCACTAATTATTATATTGTCCTTACTCATTAAGATATTGCTCCATTTAGCGCTATTTGCGCCTTCTTGGCAAAGAAGATATAACCAATTTCCACTACTCTCTAAATTCATTTTTTCTTGTGCTTTAACCGAAAGACTATGATTGGATTTAACGCCACCTTGAGATAACATTACTTCAAATATTTCACCAGCTATTGTAGCAAAAGTCCTTACATATCCATTATTTAAACTGATATCTATGCCTGGGCCTTTTATACTACCTTTATTAAAATTAACTTCCCCTGTTTCTAGGTTTATACTGCAATCCCCACTAACACTTTGAATTAGAATTGCGGTTAGTATACCAGTTCTAATTAAACTAGCATTTAAAACCCCATCTATAGTAAATCCGTAAGTATATTCGCCATAATAGCCTGTATTGCTAAAGCCCAAACCATGCTTATTTAATCTAACTACATTTATAGCACTGTTTATATCTTTACTATCCATAGCCAATATTTCATTTTGTCTATAAAGTACATAGGAATTTGTAGAACCACTGTTAATCATGCTTTGCACATATTCTGCAACCGAGTTGTTATTTTGCTTTATTTGGTCTTTAAGTTGTTTGATAATAGCACTGTCACTTACTGTAGTTCTCTTTTCTTCAATCGGAATATTCGATAAAGTCATAGAAAGTGGCTTTTGCTTCATAACATCAAATTTTCGACTAATAACCCTAACTTTCAAATCTATTCCTAAAAGTGTTTCTTGTATTTTAACAGTATCGCCTAAGTAAATAACCTCACTTGCTAGGTACTTATATTCCTCGGTCATTGAAAGCGGTATAAAACTAAGATTATATTCTGCCCTTAATTCGTCTACATGATTTTTAGAGTATTCTAAATTAACTCTTCTGATTAACTCGGCTTGTGCTTCCTCAAGAGTGTCATAACCCTCTGTATCATTTTCTGTTTTGACTTTTACATCATCATATTTAAATTCTCTAGGATAATACTGGTCATATTGCTCTGCAAGTGGGGACATTACATATCCTTCGTGAGTAATTCCGTCAAACCCAACTCCCTTAGCCATGGTGCAAAGTTGGTCTAAATCTGTAGTCCCTTCAAACCCTGTAAGATTTTTACCTCTACGAATAACAACCTTTCTATCCATTCCGATTCTATCGTTTATAGAAAGCGTATATCCCCTTCTTAGAACCTCACCACCCCAACGTTCGATAAAACTATTGTCCGCACCAAACAACGCTTCCTGTAGCCTTTTACGTTGGTAATAAGCGGTGTTCATTATAGAAATATTAGATTGCAACACTATTTCTTTTTTCTTTCCTATAGCATTAATAAGCATATGGCTTAAAGCACCTTGACCATTTGTATTGGTTGGCCTTACATCTTCTAACCATAATGTATTACAAGCGTGTATTGTCATTTGAACTGCAGCAACTGTAATATATCTACTCTGTTTCTTAACCTTCTTTATTACAAATATCTCTGTTCCATAGTCAAGTTGACATTTCAATATACTTTCCTCAACTAATTCGTTCCACAATCCTCCGCTATCAACTAGAAATTCTGCATCTAAAGTATAGTTTCCACTTGTTATATCTTCCTCCACAGTACAACTTCTGCATATATTGTCTAATACAGTTCTTGTCTTAGTCAGTACAGTATCTTTAGGAGTTCCTTTGGGAAAGTGGCTTATTTTAATTATATTTCCATTCATAAAAGCACCTCCTAATTCACATATGCCGTATTAGGTAGCATAATAGCTTCTGTAATACTTCCAATAAGTTCTATAGTGTTATTACCTCTTTGTAAGGTTGGAAAGAATGTAGCGGTAAAATCGTGGTTTGTGCCATCTTCATTTACACACCTTAGACTTTTTCCGTCTATTTCTACAAAACCATTGACATTTTCAATAATAAAAGGCTCTCCGTTAAATACTATTTGTATATTACCGGTAGCCTTTATCTTTAAATTAACTTCACCTTGGTAAGTACCTTGGTAGTAAAAGTTATCTATATTTAATATATTTATTGGATATTCTTCTATTTCTGTAAGGAATGGTTCGCATAAGAAAGATAACGTTGTTGTGCCTTCCCACTTAATTTCTTGTACCCAATTACTTTTATTAACTCTTTTAACCCTGTAAGCCTTGTTAGGTCTATCTAATAAAATCAATCTATTATCTTCTATATTAGTTAGCCAGTCATCTATTAAGTCAAAGTGCTTCCAAAACTCGGAGTTATCTTCTAAGCCTACCTCTATATCTAGTATTTTGTTAGGATATACACCAGTTGCTACTGTTAGAGTTCCGTTTCTTCCTTCTACTTCTTCATCTGTAACTTTTTCTTGGGTAATAGGAATATTAATTGAGGACTTAACTAATAAACCTAGATCACTATAATTTTTCTTCCCATTAAATATAAATCTATCTAACATTAATTAACTCCCCTCCTAATATGCAAATCTATTATTATATTCTTCAAATTCATTTTGATGTGGGGCTAAAAACCTCATTAACTCTTTACCATCTGGCGTTTGCAATATTGCTGGTCTACTTGCTAACCATTTAATCCACTGTTCAAGTCTATCAAGTGGAACAACGACTTCCGTTTGTGCTTGTCTTCCCTTATTTTTTTCTCCTGCCATAACATTGGCGTTTAGCATAGTAGGTTGTGTTAATATACCACCATTTTCAAGATAATTAATTTTAGGAATATTTACGCTAAATCCCTTACCGCCTAACCCGGGAATCCAATCTGGCACTGTAAAACTTATAGCGTCATTAATACCTTGTATAGCGCCATTTATAAGTCCTATTACTGCATTAAGTGGAGCTTTAATAACTGCACCTAATCCGTCCATTATTCCACCAAAGATATTTTTTACACCTTCCCAAGCTAAACTCCAATCTCCAGTAAACGCACCTTTTACAAATTGAATTACACCTTCAAATATTCTCTTTATAGAATCCCATACATTTTTAACATTCTGCAAGAAAGCATTTATGACATTTCCAAACATTCCAAATGAATTTGACCAATCTACTGTAAAAATACCGGTTAGCCAGTCCTTAAACTCCTGGAATTTAAGTTTTATTTGTTCCCACATATTTAAAACAAATTGCCTAAAGGTTTCTGACTTATTCCACAGAATAATAATTGCACCTACCAATAGTCCAATTCCTATAATAATCCATGTAATAGGATTACTTAGCCAAGCACCATTTAATAACATTTGTGCCTTTGCTGCTAAAGTTGTGAAAAATTCGCTCTTTTGCAAAGCACCACTTAAAACGTTAAATGCAGAACTAACAGAAGTGATAAAATTAGATACTGCCATAACTGTTTTTAAAAGTGCCATAGCACCAACAAAGGCAATAACAATATTTTTTACTCTATTAATCTTGTTCCAAGTATCTTCACCAAATACGCTTGATATAGCGTCCTTAACTGATTCATATAAAGGTAATCCTTTATCAAGATTTTCAGTAACCTTATCTATAACATCTATTATCTTAGGCATTACTTCGATTAATTTTTCAAAAAGTGGCTCAACTATTTTTTGACTTACTGTAGTTAAATTATCTTTTAGAGTACTGACCATACCACTAAATGTACGTGATTGTTTAGCCATAGCCCCATCTGTAGTTTTTGCGATACTATCAATAGCTTTGTTGTAAATATCAGCACTTATTTTACCTTCTCCAGCCATCTTTTTAACTTCTGCAACGCTTTTACCTGTAACTTCGGCAAGGGCTTTATAAATTGGAACTCCTCTATCTTGAAGTATGTTTAAATCTTCTGTATAGGCAACTGTAGCCATTTGTACTTGGCTATATTGCCTTACCATTTCTTTTAAACTATCTTCTTGTATACCAAATGCACCACCCATATTACCGAACTTAGTTAACTGTTCAAATAGTTTATCACCTTCATAACCAGCATTATGTAATTGCTTCGCCATTGCGTCAACTCCTGCTTTGCTGAATGGTGTGGTTGCTGCATACTTTGTTATATCGTCCATCATCTTTTTAGCTCTTTCTTGTGTCCCAAGTAAAGTAGTCCACGCTGTGGTTGAAGTTTCTAAACTTGCATTAGATTTAATTCCAAATCCTACAACTAAAGATGTTATTCCCGTCAACGCTCCGCCTACTACCTTTAAAGTCTTTCCGGCGAATTTATTCATTTTATTACCAACTTTTGTAGCAATATCTCCTAAACTGTCAAAACTTTTACCAGTTTCTTTTCCCTTTTTGTCTATTTTGTCTAAGTCATTTATTACTTTTTTTGCATCTAATAAAACTTTTCCTTCTAATACAAAAGCTTCTGCCATTCTCTCACCCCCTCGCTTGGGATTATTTAAAGAAGTTTTCTAATATTTCTTCATTTTCTTTTTTAATTTCCTCAACCGATTTTGAAGAAGTAAAGTTACTTGTATTCTTTATTCCTAAAAATTCTGTATAAGATTGTAGCTTTCCACCACAAATTCCATTTAGAACAGTACCAAATAACCATTCCTTGTACTTCCGTTCCTCATAGTGAGTGTTTACAATGCTTACAATCAACTCTAAACTCTCGCTTATCGGCATATGAAGTATTGTGAAATAGATATTATATTTAATAAGTAAACCTATTAAATTCCCACCTAAACTTTCTACTTCATAGTCAATTTGAAAAAACCCATAAAAGTCTCACTTTGAATAATTTCTTTTATAAACTCTACAGTTTCAGCACCATCTGTGCATTTTACAACTTCTACATCTAATCCTTTTATATCTGCAATAGTCTTATAAAATAAGTCCTCTGCTCTTGGAATACCTTCTATAATTAAATATACAATTTCAAATAAACAACCTTGTTGTTCTTCACTTAATCTATTTCTTTGGTTCCTTATATCTTCATTTTCCATAAGGAACTTTGCCACTTCGTTAATATCATCTTTTTTATCGCCAAGTTTTTCAGCAATAGATCTAGTTAATAAATCACTATCATTTTTCAACCCTAAAATCTTTTTAATACCATCTATAAGGTCTTTCTTAATTCCCATAGCGTTAATGAACTTTAATATCGAAATACATTGTTGTGTAGTTATTTTCATACTCAAACCTCTTTTCTATAAAATAAAAAGGACTAGGTTTCCCTAATCCTATACAACTGCTTTCTTGCAATAGATTTTACAAGGTACATCATCACTATCTTGCTTATAGTGTGCATTCATAGTGAATGTAGCTGTGCTTTCCTCATTGTCTTTTCCTTCAAACTCAAACCCTTCGCCGTTATAGGTATTTTCAACCACTATAATTATTGGTTCATCAGAGTTGTGGACTTTACCAACTATAACTAACATCTTAAAGTCAGCATCTTCAATTTTATTAGATGGTGTATACAAGTCAAATTTTGTACTTTCTGTAGTACCTTTTTTAATAAGTGCCATTGGTAATAATTCCGGTTTAAATTGGACTATCTCACCTTCTGCAGATATATCCCACTTTGTAATTCTGTCCATTCCTTGGACTTGCCTTTCCATTCTTCCGTCATATTCTATCTGCCTAATAGTTGGCTTACAACTAAACTTTATTCCATCTTTAGATAATCCTAATTCTTTTCCTTTTAGTGTTTCCGCCCATGTATCTGGATTACTTAAATCTATATCCCCATAATACAAAGTTGGAGTATCAACAATAAATTGCTTAGCAACTGCTGACATTATATCACTCTCCTTTAATATCTATTAATTAAATACTGTAAAACTACATTGTACTTATCTTCGTCATTATAGCTTGTCATGTAAGGCGATTCTCTTGTAATTCTCGATTCAAGAATTTCAGCCTTGTTCATTTCCTTGTCTATAAATTCAGCTAAATTTAAAATTTTGTATAATTGGCTATTAAAATTCCCTACAATTCTTATTTGTAAGGTGTATTGATTTTTATAAACTTGATCTAGTACACTTTCACCAATCTTATATTCAACTGCTACTTTCTTAGTAAAATCAAAGTCACTAGGAATTAAATCAAAAACATTATCGGGGGATAACTCATTTAATTTACTCCAAACCTCAACTGACATTTGTTCAATGTAACTCATTTATTTTATCCCTCCTAAATGCTTTCTTAATATATCTTCCATTTCTTTAGTGCCACTTCTTAAAGTCGACCTTAAGTAACTTTTATTTTCAAACTCAACCTTTGCTGCATAAGGAACACTTTCTGGAACTCCCCAGGTAATAGAATATATTTCCCCTTCTTTTGCTTTTACAAAGGTTAAACTTCTTTTTAATGTACCAGTCTTTACAGGAGTAACACTTTGCATATTTGCTAATTCTGTAACTCCAATTTCTTGGCTTGCATCTTCTAAAACTTCCATAATAGATTTTTTAATTCTTGGAATATTGCTCTTATAACTCATATAACTTCTTCATCACTTTCTAAGAGTGCATATAAGGAATATTTACTCCAAGCTATTTTCTTTTCTATTGCATAAGCTTTATCGTTAATTACTACAATATCCCCAACTTTTAAATCCACATCTGAATACATAGATAAATTAGATTTAATGTCTTTCCCCCATGTATAGGTTAATGCCTTTTCATCTATTGGTTGGATATTTACATAATAAGCATCATCTAGTTTTGTATAGCTTGTACTTATATGCCCAGCATGGTTAATTTCTGTTTTTTCGGTCTTATACATAATTGTATCTGCAAAAAATATCATTAGTATAACCTCACATATGGTCTTGGTAATAATGCTTTTACATCATCACTTATAAACCCATTACTTTCATTATTGGTATTAAAAGAAATACTTTGACTTCCTTGGCTAATAGAATTAACACCACTCAAACCACCCTTAGCCATATTAGACTTTGTATAACTATCCTTCATAACTTCTATTGCAATAGAATAAGTTTCTTTTATATATTCATCTGTGAACTTTTCCATACCATCTACGTTTAGATATTGTCTTATAGCACTAATACAAGCCTTTTCTAAAACTTCACTTGTAAGCATAAAATCACCTACTTATTATTTTTTAGAAGTTCTATTAAATCAGCCTTTTTCATTTCTGCATCAAATATCAGTCCTAACTCGACACATTTTTCTATTAATTCATCTTTCTTAAATTTAGATAAATCAACTTCTTCGGCCTTCTTTTTTTGTTCTCTTCTCATTCTGTTAAAAGCAGCTAAACCCACTCTTTCCACTTCCTTTCAATTAAAAAGGAGGGGGAAACCCTCCTAATTTTATAGCTTATGCTTAAATGCAACTATTCTTATTTGTTTTGGATCATATACTCTTTCCCAGTTTTCCTTAGTAGCTAATTCAGCGTTTGAAGGTGAATCACCAGTTACAGAAGCGTTAGTAAACTTAACTCCTCTTGGGTGTAAAATAAAGTGTTGTCTGTTAATTAAGATATCTTCACCAGCTAAGCTATCTCTATCAGTTTCTGTTGGTACTGGTGCTTGTCCGTTACCTTCACCGATAGCACCTTGACCGAATAAGTAAGTAGTATACACATCAGTTTCTACAGGACAACCATCATCAACTATCACCCTCTTACCCATGTAAGTTGGGAACTCAACCACACCTTCTGAATTTGGTAAATATTGAATTAAGTTTTGTTGCTCTAAAGCAGTGAATGTAGCAGAGTGCATAGCAACTGCAGTAAGTTTTTCAGAATTATCGCCTAACTTATTCTTAGCAACGATAAATTCCTTACCGCTTATTTTTGCTGCATCACCTTCTAAAGCAGATATGTCATAAACATTGGCTGCCATAGATGTTGCTGCGAACACACCTTTTAATGTTGCGATTAAAGTCTTTTGCTTCATTCTTGCCCAGTAACCAGCAACTAAGTCACCGATAGCTTTCATTGGGTCAGCACCACTTAAAGCCTTTGCTAAGTCATTAACTCCCCAAGCCTTACCTCTCATTAATAATGCTGCTACATCTTTTCCGCTTTTAATGGAATTTACAGTTAATGCACTATCATCTGAAAGCACTTCATCATCACCATCTAAGTCTTTAAAATAAGGCATATTGATAAGCTTTCCTCCACTAGTAGCTAGCTTATCTAACTCTGGGTCCGGTACGATAATACCACTTTGAACTAACTTTGATAATTCAGCAGTTCTTTGAACTACATAAGGATTAAATACCTCTGGAACTATAATATCTGAAATTTTTGTTGATGCCATTTTGACATTCCTCCCTTTTATTCTTTATTTGCACTAGCCTTTAATTGTTCAGCTAGAGTTGGATTTTCTTTTAATATTCTTGCTTGTTCTGTTAGATTAATTTGTCCCTTCTTCCAAGGGTTATTAATTACTTTCCCGTCCTTAGGTGGCACGTAATTAGAACCATTTATTTTAGCTTGTACTCCTTTGTCAATAGCACTTTGAATTAGTGTAGAAATACTATTAAGCTTAGTATTAAAACCTTCTTCGCTTTCATCAAAAATAAAGTCGATTAACTCTGCATCTAAGCCTTTTTCAGTTAAGGTCTTAGTGTATTTATTCATTAATTCTGCTCTATTTTTTTCCTTTTCCAGTTTCTCAAACTTAGCCTGTAACTCTTCAAGTGCTATCTGTTCAGGAGTTTTGTTTTTATTACCAGCTTGCTTTATAGCTTCCTCAATTTTCTTAGGTAGTGTATTAGTTTCATAACTAGCCACGCCCTTAGATACTGCTGAATCTATCAAGCTTTGTTGGTAACCCTTTATTCCTTCATTTGTTGTTAGTAGACTTTTAAATTCATCTACTGTAAGTTTTGTTAAGTCAACTTTTCCAAGATTCTTAAACTCTTCGTCACCTAGGATTAACTCATTTATATCTTGGTCGTCACTTGCATTTTCAAGTAACTTAATTAAATCACTCTTTTTCATATATCCTCCTTGCCCCTTACAGTTCATAAATGCCCCATAAAGTTCAATGCAATATTATTGCTATCCCATTCTTTAAAGCCTTGTGGTAAGCTATAAAAGGCATAGTAAAAGCACCTAGTTTCCTAAGTGCTAATTACTTTTGAAATTCAGATATTTTGCTCATTACCATCATAAACTTACCCATCAGTAAATTCACTTCATCTTCTGAAACTTTCTCTCCTTTATTTTCTTTTTCTTCTAAATCAGCTATTTCATATATTATATCTGATGCTTTCTTAAATGTTTTAGCCATCTCTTTGAAACTCATTAAATATGTCCCTCCTTCCATTCTTTGTAAGTAGTCCAATCTATATCTTTTTTAGATATATTATCTACTCTTGAACGTGGCTTATACTCTTTACTTGGCAAACTAATATAAGTACATCTGCAATGAACGTGTTGAGGTAAATCTATAGGCTTTTCATCAACTTTATAAGTTTTACCATCATACTGTTGGCACTCTTCACAAATCTTATCATCTAAAGCACCATCATAAAGCACCCATTCAATGTTGTTATCCTCTTGCCATTGATTATTAACTTCTTCTTGTACTCTAGCGACTTCATTTTGAACTAACCTTCTAGTTATGTACGCGCTTTGATTAAATCTATCTTTAACAACTTTGTAAATATCATTTACATTGGTATTACCTTGTAGAAAATCCTTCATTTCCTTTTTTATAACCTTGGCAACTTTATTTTTATTGCTCCAAATTCTATCACTATAGTTCTTACCATCTATTGTTGTATCTAGGATTTTCTTTATATCTTTAGTTTTTATCTTATTCAACTTAAAATCTAAACCTAGCGACAATAAAAAAGAATTAGAGTAATACTTATCTTCTGCTATCATTTTTAACAGCTTGTCTGTAGCCACCTTCTCGCCATTGTATTGACTTTCAAAAGTATTACTAATAAGTATATCTAAATTCTTGTATTCCTTGATATATTCAGTGTGAGATAGGTTTAAAGAGGTATCTTTAATATCATATCTAAGTAATATCATTCCAACTTCATTTAGCACCTTATCTCTATCTATTTTTTGTTGCCTTAATATATTTAAAAGTTCTTTATCCCCTTGCTTATAAAGTTCTTCTGCAAACTCAATAAACTTATCTCTAAAAAGCTTCTGGTCCTTATTCATTTACAACACCTTCATCTGGTAGCTTGTCTAAATCTTCTTCCATAAGGTCTTTTTGTTCATCAAGCATCTTCTGATATTCTTCATCTGCATTAGTAACAAAAGATAATTGAGATAATCCAGTTTTTATACTTAACTTTCCATTAAGCTGACTTATTATCTGTGACATTTCTAAATCATTACTTGGTAGATTTAAAGTAAATTGAATATCTATATCTTTATAATTGTAGTTTTTACTATAAGCTATATTAAGATAAGTAAATAGATCTTGTATTCTTTTCTTTATAGCTTCCTTTAAGCACCTTTGCTGAACAGTAATTTTTATTCTTAAGCAATTAAGCCTAGTGGCCAACATTGTGCCACTTGTATTACTTTGAACTTGGGTTTGGTTATCTAAGTGGTTAGTAACCTTATATATTTCCTTTTCAAGAATATCTCTAAATGTTTTTATAAAGTCACTCGGTATATTTTTTATTAGATACCCTATCTTTCCTTGTGGGTCTTTAGTTTGTAAAATCCCCAGCTTTTTCATTTTAGCTGCATCTTTTTCGTCTAGTTCTGCGCCAGATATCCACAAATAAGCTAATCTAGTATCTTCTATTTCATTTCCCCATGTACTTAATACAGTTTCATGTGCATCTTGCAACTCTTTTATAGTGTAATAAATAGTATCTTCTATATCATTAGTTAGCTTGGCCACAGAAACCGGACACTTGCCAAAATAATGAGGTATCGCTTCAATGATAGTACAGAAATTTTCATCTGTTTTATAGATAAATTTATCATCTATTACATCAACATAAACAGTATCATCTAGCATTTTTTTATAGAAATATAAGAATAATTCTACTTTTCCCTCTGTATTTATATAAGCTATTCCATCAAGGGGACCACACACCTTTGCTTTAAACTCACCTTCGTTCAAATAGTGCATTTCGTATGCCCTTCCAAATACTTTCATAGTAGTATCTAATTCAATATCTAAGGTTGAATTTATATTACTAAGAAAGAAATCTATATCTTTAACTACTTCTTTTTCAGCACCATTATTAACATAAGTAACAGGGTTACCCACACTGTAAGCAACTTCTTCTTCTACAAAAGCTTTAGTTATGTTATCTTTAATCTTATTATTACTTCTATCTGTAGTTGGATAATTCACCATTACATCACTTTTACCGCAATAATAGTCATAAGCCTTTTGGTATGTTGGCTTTTGTGAATTGAACTCTTGATAAAGGCTGTTTAGTAATCCATAATCCTTTTGAAAATCTATAATCAAATTCTCACCCCCTATAATCCTAATAATCTTCTATCTAATAGAGTTATTTTATTAGCTACTTGTATTTCATCTATTCTCTTCCAAAACTCACTTGTTACATCTGGAGCATCATCATGCAAAGAATAAAGTTGACCAGCAAAATCTAATACCTGCTGATTAAAGTCTTTATCATCTTCATTGAAAATGACTTGTCCAGAATTAACATCATCAACCATGGCTGAAATCTTGTTATCCTTATTTTTTCTCTGCATTTCATTTATAAATGTAACTGGCCTATTTCTTAAAGTTGGGTCAGCATTTATAATTTCTTTTATTCTAATCACATCAGCGCCCTGGAATGTATTCTTTTCAATATAAATGTGAGTTACTTGGGTATATTCCTTAAATAACTCAACCACCTTTTGACAATATTCTTCAAATCCCAGCTTTGCTAATATTCCTTTTCTAACATATTTAAAGCCATTATTGGCAAGTGAGCCAACGCACAAAGCGGTACTATCAGAAGTTCTTGTAACTGTAGAAGCTGGGTCAGCGCATAACATTGTTTTTAAGAAATAATTATCCTCAATCTGTTCTTTCGATTGAGTTCTCATACTCTTAAACCACTTTTCCCCTATCTTTTCAGTAGAACACATAAGTTCTTGCATGAAAGCAGTTCTTTTTGTGAAGTATTTCTGCGCCAGTTTGTCACATTGGTACTTTTCCCAAATAGTCTTAAACTCCATTTCACCTTTATGCTTGGAGTAGTATTCTTTTAATAAGATCTCTTTTTCTTCTTTATCAATTTTGTCATTAAGAAGTATCTTTTTATAATGTAACCAACATTGATTATTCTCAAAGTATTCGTCAACATCAAAATCACAAACACTTCTTTTAAATACTTTAAATGTGCTATCTTGCCTAATTGTATTTATGAAACAATCTGGCGCTAATGGTGTACCTATAATAATAAATTTGGTAGCAGCTTTAATCTTAATACCATTTCTTATTACTTCTGTATCACCAACCTCGGCAATTTCTGTATAATACTTTTTAATTACCTTTTCTTTAGCGCCATCACTTAAAATATCATCTTCTGAAAGAATATCATCGCATATAACTAAAGAAGGTCTAAATATACCATCTATGCAACCATAAGTAGTACCTCTTACAGAAGAGCCCCACGAAAAGGCTTGAATTTTAGTATCATTGGTTAATTCAAGTTCAATCTTATTAACTGTCCTTTCCTTTCTATTAACTAAAACGCCAAATCCTTGGATTATGTATTTATTACTTAGCATTTGCTTAGTATCATCAATAAATTGGGTAGCATCACTTTCTTTATTACCAATTACAATGGTATATCTACTCTTTTTATAACAATGCGCATAGCAGCTTAAAGCTTTATTTATAATAGTTGATTTACTGCAACCTCTTGGAAGTACAAATTCCTCTTTATCGTATAAATCATCTATAAATATCTTGCTTAGTTCTTCCCATATTTCAAGGTGAACCGGTGCAAGGTTTCTAGCCGTATTATCTTCTTTAGGTACAAATGTATCTTGTAAAAAATATAAGCAATAGAACTCAAAGTCATGCTCTCCAAGTGCTACTGCTAATCCATTCTTACCGAATAAATTCTTCTTATGTTTTTCAATCAGCATATTGGCTTTTAGAATATCGCCAGTATATTTTATTAAATGCTTTTTAAGGATATAAAGATTATACTGATTTTCAGTTAATTCATATCCGTCAAATTGTATCATCTTCATACCTCCTTAATAATTCCAATACAAGAATGCTTTTAAAGGGTAAAGACTTATATCTTGTATTGGTAATATTTTATTGCTTCACTCGCTTGTATTCCCAATTGCATACAAGGTCATAGTTGGCTTATGGCGGAAAGTACAGGATTCGAACCTGTGGATGCTTTCACATCACTTGTTTAGCAAACAAGCACCTTAAACCTCTCAGACAACTTTCCATATTAGGTAGTATCTCTCAGCGAATTGCATCTTGTCCTACTACCTTTAACCTTGTACTTCGGTTAATTAAAGAGAAACCATTTGAGCATAGTATCAAGGAGTAAAAATCCTAAATACCATAGGCTTGTCGGACTAACATTGGCGAGAGTATGAGGAATTGAACCTCAATCAATAGTTTTGGAGACTATCGTTTTACCATTAAACTACACTCCCACAAAATAAAAAGACTAGCTTAATTGCTAATCTCAAAGTTGAAAAATTATTATAAAAATTATATAGCTAAGACACCGCCCTAGAGAGAGTGGCAAATTAGAACCATACCCCCCCTATCTAGGAGTTGAGTAGCACACAGTAAATTATTTCGCTAAATAATCAATTTCACGAAGTAATTTTTGTAATGCTCTAAGCTAGTGATACTCTCATTCCTTGTTGAGAATCTATTGAGAATAACCACAACCTTGTTTACTCCCACTAAACTTTTGGCGTTATTTTTATTATTTCGCGTTGCTCTACGCGAAGTATTAAATTATTTCGCCTTAACTTTGCCGAAATCAACCACATTATCGAGGTCTTTCATCTCGCTATCTAGGTCAACCTTAGCGTTATCTGTTTCCTTGTCCGTAACATCAGCTACCTTGCTTGTAGCCCTTCCTAAGGCTTGGTCTAGCAGATAAGTACAGGCATCTAGCTTATTCTTTTCACTCTTGCTTGTAGTGGCTATCTTGTACACTTGGTCAAGCACAGAATCGATTTTAGCATTAATCTTTTGTTTAACTCCATTTTTTATCTCTGTTGTAAGCCTGTCTACTTCACTCTTAAATTCTTCTTTCTTCATCCATTCGTAAATAGTAGTTCTATTAACCTTTACTAATTTGGCAACATTACTAATGTTTTCCCCTTTTACGATATATTCAATAGCTTCTCTTTGTTTATCCGTTAAAGCCATTTTATACTTACCTCCTTTCTACCAACAATCCAACACTTTATATATCACTTTTAGCATGATCTCTTTTATTATTCTTAAAACACTCTTTTATATCACCAAATCTATCTATGGTGCATTCTACTTCTTCACATTCTCCGTTATAACCCTTTTGGCAACTAGGATTAAAGAAACTGCAAATACACTCTCTGTTCTTTTCATCCTTGCCACACAATAAAACTTTCTTGATATATCTCTCCAACCCATTCACCTCCAGTAGTTTTATACATCAGCCTTCCACTCCCTTACTGACACGTTGGTAAACCCTTATAACTCCAACCCCATGTTTAGACTTATTGCATCTGGCCGTTGACTTATTGCTAAACAATGCACCCTATTCCAAACTCCACTTAGCAAAACCAGGATAGCTAAGCTTCACAGTCAGTTTTAAAGCAAAACAAAAAGCCGAGAGAATTTAATCCCTCGACTTATCTTACACTTTAACTTAATACCATTATAACACATTAAAAATCAAATGGTACTGCCACTTTACTGACAATTTACCGCCACTTTTACGCCATTTCTTAGAATTATGAACTAATTAAAATGGATTTTCAGTTTTTGAACTTCTTGGAATAAAATCATAGCAAACTCTTATTAAGAATTTATCTTTACTTTTACACCTTTCTGAATTTCTATTAATACATCGAATACACTGAGCATGTTCTTGTATTTTTCTTAAACTAACTGGTTTGTTCTTATCCCATTTATTTAATAATTCTTCTATTTTAAACATATTACTTATTTCTCCAATCACTTCGCATTTTCTACAAATTACGTATTTCTTTTTCTATTCTTTGAACTGTCCTTAATCCTAGCTTTAACTTATCCGATACTTCCTGTTGAGTATATCCTTTTACATCTCTTAGAAACTTTACTTTTTTAACATTGGTATCTAACACTTTCAAATACTCTTCTTCGTCCACATCTACCATATCAACCTTATCTAGCAATCCCTCATCTAATTCTATTAAGGTTAATATCTTTTTACGTTCTTCAAAATATTCTGTGATTCGTGGGGATTTTCTGCTTCCGTGAATTGTGTCATAGTCATTATAGCTTGTCCCAGACTTATAACCTTCTGGTGCAAAAGCCTTTAAATACTTCTTATCCAAATCAGCTAAAGCCTTTTTATTCTGTTCTATTCTATCTTGAATTTCCTTTCTATCCATACAATCACTCCCCTTACTTACTCCAAAGATAATCTAAAAACTCAATATAATTACTTAGTGATTTATCATCCATGCTATCTATATCAGCCTTATCCATTTCAAAGCTTTCTTCACTGTTCCTTATAAACTCTCTATATGTTTCTGTGTTTGAAGCACCTTCTACCACATCACATATTCTTTTATCTAACGCTTTTTTCATCTGATTCCTCCTTAATTACAAATACTGTAGGCAAAAAAGAGTATAGCCCACGAACAAACATAAAAGGGAAACATACAACTCCTGCTATTCCAACAAGAAATACTTTGAAAGAATCTACTAAATTATCAGTACAATTTTTTATCCAATTCTTAGTATACGGTTTTACTATTGCTATTCTCTTATTTGAATATATAACTGCACCTATTTTCTTAAAACGCTCAACTCCCTTTGGGGTTATTTTTAACATTCCTTATCCTCCCCCAATGCATCTTTATACCATTCATCACTTGCAAAGAAAAACAAAATCGCAAATGTAATTGCAAAAGCCGTATTTATTACTGGTATCATTGAAAGACCTAAACTTCTTATAAAAGTTATGAAATTTTTCAACATAGTTCTTTTTTTCTTTTTATTTTTCTCACCTAATACACTCTTGGCCCTTAATGTTGCTAATTCGCCAAACACTAGAAATAAAATAATTGAAACTATATAAATCTTAATTAACATTCTTTTCCCTCCGTTTTCTCAATATAAAATTCTAAGTATCTCTTAGCTTTTTTTATATCCTCGAATCCGTTCTTTAACTTATATCTATCTAAATACTTAATAGCATTACCCACACAGTAAGCTTGGAAACCTTCTAGCCCCAAAACATCTTCTATTTTATCTATAGTTTCTATTTTTCCATGAGTATAATGTGAAGGGTGATTAACATTGTCCATTAACTCTTCTGGCATCTTTTCAAGCGGCAACACTACTTCTTTATCTTCTTTCATTTTTCTTTCAATTCTATTTAAATCTTCTTGCATTGAATCATATATATTGAAACCTTCTATATCATTTTTGAATTTAATTTCTTTTACTGCTTCACACCAACATTGTTTGCATCCTTTTTCGCCACAATCTTCTAATAAACCCAAATTACCCGGGCAAGTTAAATACATACATTCAGCAATTTCAATACTTCCATCAAAACGACCACCACTGATATTAAAAAATTCTTCCCTAGTTACCGTCTTTGCATATTCCTTAAACTCTTCTAAATTCATTAATTATTCCCCCAATCTATTAATTTGAATACTTTATTAAGCAAAAACATTTCTCTTTCATAGTCTTTTTCTAATTTATCAGCAATTAGTTTAAACTCCTTATCATCAGTTTTTCTAAAAACATTTATATGGTCAAGATTCTCAACCGCTACCGCACCTAAACACTCATGTATATCCTTTAATTCTTGATTACTCAATTCGACTTTCATTGATTACCCCTCCCTTTACTCTCTTTTTCTAGCAAATCCCTTATATCTTTTAAGCTATTCGCTATTGAACTTATGTTAAAAGGTATCATTAACGTCATAACACCAACTGATATAAAACATATTATTACAAATAAGCCAATTACATTTTCCATATTTACCTCCTTAGAGGGGACTTAACCCCTCTTAAAAATCATTTTCTAAAGCCTTGTAAAGTGGTAATAACTCAACATTAAAGTTCTTTATTGTTCCTTCTGCATCTACCTTTAACCTACAAATCAATGCTCCTGTATAAGCTGGTAACTTCTTACCTTTCATGAATGGAGTTTGTGCTTGGGTAGTTGGTACTTCTATAAAGTGAATATTTCTGTAAAACATATAGAAGAATTTGTGATGATGTCCCATGGCTATAATCTTTGGTTTTTCCCCACCACTTAAGCTATCGCAATACTTTTGACCGGAGTAACTAAGTGCATATGCTGAACCATCTATTGGGTGAACTAAATCCATGTCACACTTTGGTGTTAGCCACACTTTGGCAAAGCTATGACCTAAATAATTCATATCTTCTCTTTCCCTGGCAATCATTTTTCCGATATTTGCTCCACCATTGATAATCGCGGTGTTATCATGATTTCCTATTATAAAATCTGTGGTTATGCCTTCTCTTTTAGGGTAATTTTCTATGATATATTCAGCTTGTTCATCTACCCCAAACTTGAATATTTCATAAATTTGTTGATCTCGGTTTTTATAAAATCCGTCCGATATATCCCCACAATGGTAAACCTTCTTAATTCCTAACTCCTTAAACTTGTCATAAGCTTCATTAAGGAATGTTATCTGTTGGTACTTGCTGCATAAATGGGTATCCGATACAACCCCGAATATTATTTCTTCCTCACCATTCCATTCTTCCTTATGTTCCTCAACTGGACCTATTACAGTTTTCAACATAGATATTATTCCGTTTGCTTCACCTATCTCGTATCCTTCCTCTTTTAAGTCCTCTATTATAGCCTTAGACACCCTCTTGCTTATCCCTTGGTATTCTAATTCCTCTAAGGTTGTCCCCTTTCTAATCGCCTCTAAAACCACTTCTTGAAGGTCTGCATCTAAACTCTCTATTTTTCTAAATTCTCTTTCATGCCCTGTCTTTTCATACTCATACAATGCCCTCTGAAATGTCTTATACTTAACATCTATATTTAACTCTTCCATAATTTCTTTTAATGGCTTACCCTCTTTCTTAAGTTCCAGTGCCTTTTTGTAATCTATCATTATTTTCCTCCCTCCATGTACCCTATGTTTTTAATAAGTTCCCTTACGAAGTAATAACAAATCTTGTGTATTCTGTAGCCGACTTCCCTTTTTTCGTGTCCTTGAACCGATATATCATACCTGGATATTAAAGTTTCATAACTAGCAACTGCACTTTCTTTCTTATACTCACTTCTATAGTCACCAGTAGCCAATTTAGTATAAAAATCCTTATCCTCGATTATCATATGAACCTTTATTCCGTACATTTTAAGCCTTGCAAATTCATTCTCAAATCTATCTCTATCCTTGATACTTTGAATCAATTCATCTACCGAGTTTTTACGTTCAACGGCTATTTTATTGTCAAAATACCAATCTCTTGTCACTCCCAAAGGCTTGGTTTCCTCGTTGCTCTCTATATAGCAACTGTAGTCCCCTTGGTCTAGCTTTCTGACTTTATATTTAATCTTCTTCTTATCAAAATAATCTGTAATGTGCTTATTAACCTGTTCCCTAGTGTCAATTACAATACAAAGATTTTTAAGAAGCTTTTTAAGTTCTGCATCCGAATACTTGTACCTCAAATATCTAATCACTTCCTTCTCACTTGATTTCCATATGAGAATATAGGGTTAAGCCTATGCCATTAACTTGTCCTATATTAAGCTTATAAACTTAACCCCTATTCAGTTATGTCGTGTTTTCTACACATTCTGCTCTAAAACATTGAATATTGTCCTTCTAGCACTTCATTTACCTTTGTTTTAATATCTTTATTATGAGTTTCCATTGCTAACATATTTTCTTTAGCCTTTTTACAAAATTCCTTAGATATTTCAAACCCATAACAATTTCTATTAAGTTCCATAGCCGCTCTTAATGTTGTAGCACTTCCTGCGCAAGGGTCAATTACAACATCCCCTTCATCAGTAAATATTTCTATTAACTGTTTCAATAATCCAACCGGTTTTTGTGATGGATGAATTTTAGGATATTCTTTTGTATTATCTCTCTTCCATTCAAACCAGTTAAAAATCATATGCCCTGTCCCCTTTATATTTTTTCCATTCTCATCTACCTGTAAGCCATTTCTAAATTTAGGTAGCTTATCTCTATAAAGCACTAATGCATATTCTGTCGCACCAACAATTCGCATATTTGCTTTCAATACTTGTGGACTATAATTTTTTATAAACACTAATGGAATACTATTTTTAAATCCATATTTCTTAGCGTACTGTTTTACACTTTCTATTTGCTCAAAAGCACAAAATATAATCATACATGGCGCATCTGAACTTCTTCCTCTTGGCACCGGCTTATTAGGTTCTTTCTTTAATAACCTGTTGCAGAAATGGAAATACTCTGCAATATTAAAATTAAAATCCGAATTAAATGCAGCTTTGCCTGCTAATTTGCTCTCACCATTCTTATTATCTCCGCCTTTATACCACATAGGATTGCTTCCATAAAAGTTAGTGCCAACGTTATATGGAATATCTGCAATTACTAATTGAGCTTTTGGTATACTGTATCTCTTGTAATTTTGAAAATTATCATTGTATAGTTCTATTTTTATTTTTTTATTATCCATATTTCTTTTCCCTCCACGTCTGAAGGTATGGCCATACATATTAACTAGTATTACTTCTTTTTATTTCTCACTTTCTTTCAATTACGACTTAAAATGGCATATCCCCATCATCTACAGGAGTAATATCATCACCAAAACTTGATTGATTGCCACTTGGTGCTTGTCCCTCATTTTTACCACCAACAAATTCAAATCTATCTATAACAACATCTGTTGTATAAACCTTATGATTTTCTTTATTGGTATAACTTCCAGTTTGGATATGCCCCTCAATAGCCACTTTTGAACCTTTGAATAGATACTGGCTCATTGTTTCAGCAGTTTTACCAAATGCTATACAGTTAATAAAATCTGTTTCACCTTTCTTTTGTCTAGCAACTGCTAAACTGAACTTTCCTATTGCTAAACCACTTCCAGCTTGAAATTTTAATTCTATATCTTTGGTTAAATTTCCAATTAATACACATTTATTCATTCTTTTTTCCTCCTAATTTGTCGTATCTAAGTCCCCTACTATCTGGAACTCATTCAAATACGCTAGTTTTATATTTCCAACTAATCCATTACGATTTTTTGCAATAATTGCTTCCATAATGTTTTTATCTTCCGTTTCCCTATTGTAATATTCATCACGATAAAGGAATGTAACCAGGTCTGCATCTTGTTCTATATTCCCACTATCTCTTAGGTCGCTTAGCATTGGTCTTTTATCTGTTCTTTGTTCACACGCCCTGGATAATTGACTAAGGAATACTACTGCTATATCTAATTCCTTTGCTAGCGCCTTGGCTCTTGCGGTTATTTCCCCTAGTTCATTATTTCTATTTCTGTTAGCCACTCTTATTAATCCTAAGTGGTCTATAAAAACTACATCTAATCCGTTCTGTATCTTTTCTCGCTTAATTCTCTGCTCTATCTCGTCCCAACTAAGGCCACCCTCATCATTTAGGATGAATTTTCTTGTAGATAATGAATTTGTCGCAGTTCCTAAAGAACTCCATTCCTTATCAGTTATCTTCCCTTGTTGTAAGTTCAATCCGTTTATAAAGCTTTCAGCTGCTAACATTCTTGTTCCAATATCCTCGACACTCATTTCAAGTTGGAACATCATAACCTTATGATTTTTACTTAATCCATTTATAAGGTTTAACGTGAATACAGTCTTTCCCATGCTAGGCCTAGCAGCAATTATGCTTACCTCTTGTTTCTTTATACCATTGGAATACTTATCATAACGAGCAATACCTGTTGATAATCCTGTAATCTTTCCACCAGTTCCATATGCCTTTTGTATTCTTTCAATTGTCTTTTCCATAATTTGCGCTGCGGTGTAATTTTTATCCTCTTTCGCAGTGCCACTTATTAGGCTCTTAGAAAGGTCTGAAACCACACTCGATAAATTACATTCGTAACTATCTTCAAGTGCCTTAGACAAGCTAGAAATTAGCCTACGGCGGTCGCTACACTCTTTAATTATCTTTGAATGTTGTTTTACGTTTCGCCACGTTGGTATTTCTGTTAATTCTGTAAGATAGCTTGGCCCACCAACTGCCATAATCTTGTCTTGTCCTATTTCCTGGATTAATGTAATCACATCTATTGGCTTTTTAGCTTTATATAAGTTATACATAGCAATAAATATGTGCTTATTGTTGCTTTGGTAAAAATCATCTGCATTTATAACATCTATCACATCTATAAAGCACTTGTTTTCTAGGAGTATTGCACCAAGTACCGACTTTTCAGCCAGCTTATCGTGTGGTGGTGCTTTCATAAGTTCTACTGTCATTTTCTTGCCCTCTTTCCTTTAGTGAATATCCCTAATTTATTTCTCATGTACGTTATTTGGCTATCATTAACCCAAAATTCAGCCTTTATTTCCTTATTGGTTTTTCCCTCTTTTATCAAATCAACTAGTTTTTCTAAGTATTTATCCATTTTGCACCTCCTAGTCTAAATATTGATATTGTGACTGTTGCTTTGGTACTTCTTTTATTGATTGTTGTTTATCTTTAAGTTCAAATATTCCCTTCCAGGAGTTCATAATACTTTGTTCTAGTATCGCAATCCTTAAATCACAATGAATGTCCTTAGGTGCTAATCTATCCAATTTATTAAGCATTAGCTTTAAAGCATTACTTGTCATTGGTGCTTTTATTGCCTTTCTCATCTTTAGAAACTCATATATTGTATTTCTTAACTGTAAATCTTCTGTATATCCTTCTATCAATAAATCAAATTCAGTTTTCCTTTTTTCTTTTTTATTATTATCTTTATCTCTTTCTTTTTCTTCTTCTCTTTCTTCTTCTGTTCCGTTACATTGCGTTACTGTTACGTTACTTGTAACGTTACATGGTATTAACTTTTGTTTATCTCTGTATTTAGCCACTCTTAACCTTGTTTGTTCCCTTATTTTATCTAGGCCCTCAACATTTTGATGTTCTTCCCAGCCAGTAATACAAAGATTACTTTCATCAAGGTTTATCATTCCTAGTTTCATAAGTGAGCCTAACGCTAATTGAATTGTTGTTATCTCAAAATCAAATTCAGCTGCTAACATTTCTTGAGTGTATGGAATAGTTTCGGTTAAGAAAATATATCCATTTGCATTGCATTTACCAGCTTTAGCAAGTAACATCACCCATATTAGGACTATCTTGTCCCCTTCTGGTAAAGTCCTTAAATACTTAATCTTCGCATTATCGAACATATCTGTATTAAGTTTTATCCATTTTACTTCTGCCAAATTATCACCTTCTAACCTAGTGTTATTCCTGTATCATTTATTTCCCCACAATTTTTACAAACTACATATGGGGCTCTATTTTTAACAGCATCTAGTGAAATTCTAGTTGCATTGTATGAACCGCACTTGCCACAAAGAAATTTTATCTTTGGAGATTTTCCTACTAGCATTGATAAACTCATATTCCACATTTCTAATTTCTTTACATTTACCACTTAAAATCCTCCTACAAATCTTCTATACTTAAAATCTGTGTAACCTTACTTCTTAACATCAGCTGGTGGCTTCATAACAAATGCTCTTACCTTCTTAGTGGTATTCTTGATAGATAAGGCTATAATTGTTCTTTTATCATCATAAAGTAACTTTTCAACTTCAAATTTATCATTACACTTGTATTTCTTTTTCCCATTAAATACAAACTCTTCAATGGTGCAATCTTTAGCATTAACCCAAATGAAAGGTGATGTATATAACTCTCTGCCTATGCCCCAATTTACACAGGCTCTCTTAAAGCTATCAGATGCTTGTCCTTTTTCTTTTTCTGTGTTACTTTCTGTTCCTGTATCTTCTTTGCTTATCCATTGTTTTTTATCTGTGTCCCAAATACTAACAACACAATTTGCATTATCTCTTGTATGTTCCCTTTTCCACCCCAATGGCCCAACTGTTTCGTCCAGGATATTCATGTCGCATCTTGCATCTTTGTAAAGTAACAATATGCACCCTTTTGCAGTAACGCTTTGCACTCTTACATCTATTTCACTTGCGTTTAGAGTTCTAAATTTTAAATTCATGCCTTCCCTCCTATCTAATTCTTAAACTTTCATTTTGTTTAATAGTTGCCCCTTGAATTTCTTCTCCGTTTTGTAAGGCTTCAAGCAATTTTCGTTTATCTACTTTTTTAACTTCTTCAACTTCTATATATTCACTAGGAATACCCTCTAGGTTGCTTATTTCAACGCTAGGCTTGTTCTTACTGATAGAGAAGGTAAATAGCTTACCCTTGAACGAAGTCTTGCTTATCGCCCTCATATAGCTTTCTAAATAAAGCTTTAATCCTTGTTTTCTATTTTCTAATGCTTTTCTTCTGCTTGATATTCTTACTTCTTCGTCCTTAAGAGAGGTTATATCCCCCTCCATTTCCCTTAATACCTTTGCTATGTTTTCAGCTTTTTCCTCAAAATCATCATCTAGCTTGGTTAATCCATCAACTACTATTTCCATTGGGATCTCTGGATTATCTAACAATGCTTGAATATTTCTATATCCATCTGCTATCTCATAAAGTTTAGCCATTATCTCTTTCCTCCCTATCAATTCTCTCTTTAGCTGCATTTACCCTAATTGCTATTTGAGTAAGTTCTTTGTCTGTCATCTTGTCGCCATAACAAGCTAGTACAGTTTTTATATTTTACAATTTACAATTTTCGTACATTATTACCCCTCCTCTGCTTCATTTTTTAGATGCTCTATACATTCCTCGCAGATTATCTGCCCCGATATATTCCAGTAAGCATCACCTGTATAAATTCCCCCACCGCAACTTGAACAAGTATATATTTTTTCAGCTAGTGGGTTTTCGTGCCTATAGTCATAACTGCAATCCGGTAAGTTACTCATTCTTAGCACCTCCTAACATTTCTTTAAGCATTTCTAAAGTGCCATTTACCATATCGTCATAATAATTTTTCCAAAACTCATCAAGGTAAATATGTTTTGTCCAATGAGGTATTATTGATTCGCAAGTTTCATTCACAATATCTATACTGAAGTCTGTTAAGTGCATCTTTAAATCACTGTGTTTTTTTTGATTAAGCAAAAACACTAATTTGAATATTTCTATCAATCTTTCGTCCATATCGCATCTCCTAGAACGGACAACCTTTAGAAATTATCCTTACTATAGGCTTATAAGCTTTATATTCTTCTTCTGTAAGTTCTTTAGTAACTACCTTAACCATCTTTCCATAAGACTTACCTTGGCAAGTATCGCACACCACCATATCATCTAAGGTATGGTCTAAATCGCTTCTGAATAAGTATCTCTTTCCGTCCTCTTTGTGTTCTACTTTATAAAGTTTGTATTCTTTCTTTTGTGGAACTAGTTTGTATTTTTGCATTGTCGGAACGATACCTGTTTGAGAAATACTAATAGATATTAGTATTTCTGTATTTTTCTTAGTTATTTCATCAACAGTTGAACCTCCAGTACCTCGATAAACTTCCCCTTCTTTAATCCTTGCTATTACTTCCTCGAAGGTGAACTCTGTTGTTGCTGGTTCTATTAGCTTTAATTCGTCTTCCCACCATTTAATCGTAGGAAATTCATCTAAAATATAACCTGTCATTCCACAAAAGTTTACTATCTTTATAACCCTTGCCTTTTTACCATACATGCATTGGTTTAGATTCACGCCTGTTACCTTATCGCCAACTTTAAATTTACTCATATCTAAATCCTCCTTGATATTCATTCATTTTATTTGGTATAATTAATATTGATTATTTGGTTTTGGCTATTTGCTTTTGGTGGTGCTTAAGCATTAGCCTTTATTTTTTTCTAAGATCACATTTAGTGGTATGCCATTGAAATACTTTGCCACTACTGTATCTATTTGAGATTTAATATCTTTGTATCTTAGTGGCTTTGGTGCTGGTGCTTTATAAGTGTATAACAATCCATTTTTCTTCAAGTACCTCATTCTTGCTTCTATGCTTGTTGGTGTTCTTTCTAGTGCAAATGCCATTTCTTCAAGTGGTATTTTGTCATACCATTTAACAAGATAATCATGGTCGTCTTGCGAATAAGGTGTTCTAGTTTTGCCGAAATACTCTGGGTTATAAGCATATCTACCCTGGCTATCTCTTGCTAATTCCTCTGTCATTTATTTCACCTCCTTAAATATTTATTGTGTATAGAAAACTTATTAAGCTTCCTACTGTAAAGAAGCCACTTCTAAGCTTGTCTACCTTGTTTTTGCTATACCCCCATGAGAAAAATCCCATTAAGAATACTGCTACTAAAAACACGCTTGAAAAAGCTTTTAATAATATACTTGCATTACTTGTTAACATTTTTTATTCCCCTTTCCAATTCTTTAATATTCATTTACATTTATCTTCTTATGTCAAATACTCGCTTAGAGTGCTTGTCCATAAATCTATAGTAATCAGCACCCTTGCCGACAAATAAATAGTTGTTATAGTCAATTCCTAAATTCTCTAGAAATACTTTATGCTTAAATGCTAAATCTCTCATAAAATCACCTCTAATAGTTAGTTTCAACTCCTAACTCATATAGTTGTTCACTTGCTTCTTCCCAAGCATTTTTGATAAAGTCAACTTGATCTTCTAGTGTTGCTTCTCTTTTTATTCCATTAATTTCTACCGCAAAAACTGTAGTCTCTAAAGCTTTAGTAAAATCTTGTAGAATTTGTTCCACTTCCTCCATATTGCACCTCCTAATTAAATTGAAGTTGGTTGTTAAGTTGTTCTATTTCCTCTGCTAATACAGTTGGTACTTTGTAATTGTCAACTATTTCTGTAGCTATACCTAATTGACTTCTTTTTATAGCTTCATATCTAGTAACTCCGAACTCTCTCTTAAGCTGGTGTTGAATATCTGAATAAACCTTTCCCCTTATGCTATTATCTTTGTATGAAGGCTTGTCCTTCCCTCCTAAGACTTCTATACCTTTCTTCCTTACAATGGCTTGTAGTTCTTTACAGTCAACTTGAAATAATGGCATATTATCCTTTAATTCTTTAACTTCTGATTCTAATTTTTGTTGCTTTCCATCTAGTGCAAATATTGCTTGTAGTTCTTTGGATAATTGAGGAAGTTGATTAACTTTTCTTTCACACTCAATAAAGTAATTTCTATACTCGTGCGATTTTTCTGTTCTTGCCATCATTGCTATATGTTTTGCAAATTCAAGAGATATAGCAAAGTCCTGTACCTCATTACCTTCGACATCATGTCGAACCCCTATCCAATCAACATTTTTTGTAAAGAAATCATTCTTTATAATATTTGTCGGATACCATCTCGACCATTGCGATTTATTAAGCCCTAATCCTAAGTAAAGCTCTCTTGCACTTACTAATTGTTTACCTTCTTCATTTGTATTAATTTTTATTAATTCTTTCATTTATATTCCTCCTATTTTTTAATCTAAGGCTTGTCCTATAAACTTTTATAATAATTTGCCATAGCACTTTTATAGTTTTCTGGATTTATAAAAGTAACTCCACCTTCAAAAATCCCTTTAACTCTACTTAATAATTCTTCTGTCTCTTCTTTAGTTAGCTGACTTACTTCTTTTTTTAGCTTTTCTTTCATCGTAAACTCCTTTCGCCATTCTATAAGCATTTACCAATTCTTCATAATCGCACTTGTAAATGTCTTTCATTTTTAATAAAATATTCATGGAAGGCAACAGTTGATTTTGTTCATATTTATAAAGTGTGCTTTTAGGAATTCCTAATTTTTTAGAAACAAAATCAGTTGTTAAACCTACATTTTGTCTTAAGTCCTTTAACACGCTTGCACCTCCTTTCTACAGTTGTTATTATGTCACATAATATGACTTATGTAAAACTCCATTTTTAAGGATATAACTTCAATAAATGTCATATATCATGACTTTGGTAATTTAAAGTGAACTTTCTAAAAATATCTCTTATTTCATTTATTTTTCTACATTTTAGTACATATGTTCTCTTTTTAATTATCATTTTTTATGATATTTTAATGAATGTGGTTATATTTCATGACTTTTAGGGCATAATCCAATATATAAGTTACTAATTTAAAAGGAGAAATAAAAATGAAATCTGAAATTTTAAAAGAATTAAGAAAAGATAAAGGGCTTACGCAGAAACAATTAAGTGAAAAGCTAGGAGTTGCAAGAAGTTTAATAGGAATGGTTGAAGCTGGAAAACAAGACGGAGGAAGGGAATTTGCTAAAAAAGTAGCTGAATATTTTAATGTATCTTTAGATTATTTAGAAGGTTTAACAACTGAAAAGACTGGTTTAGGAAAAGAAAAGGAAGCTTTAGTTTCTAATTTTCTTGAATTTTTAATTGAAAATGGAATAATCAAAGATGAAAAGAATATTGATGAAAAAACTGAAAAAATGATAATGGATATGGTAAAAAAGGAAATTGCTAATTTAAAAAAGGGGAGATAATATGAGAATTGCGATATATACCAGAAAATCTGTTGCGGTAGAAAATAGTGAGAGTATAGAAACGCAGATACAATTATGTAAAAAATACTTTCAAGGCGAAAACGAGTTTGAAATATTTGAAGATGAAGGATTTAGCGGAGGAAATACCAATCGACCTAGTTTTAAAAGATTAATGTCTTTGATTAAGTTAGGTAAATTTGATATAGTGGCTATTTATAAGGTTGATAGAATATCGAGGAATATAGTAGATTTTTTTAAGATTTATGAAGAATTAGAAAAGTACAATGTAAAGTTAATATCTATAAGCGAAGGATTTGATCCTAGCACTCCAGGCGGCAAAATGATGATGATAATGTTATCTGCATTTGCTGATATGGAACGAGAAAACATAAGACAAAGAGTAAAAGATAATATGATAAGTTTAGCTAAAAAAGGTTGTTTTACTGGTGGTTTTGTTCCTTTTGGTTGCACTATAGAAAAGAAAGAAGGTAAAAGCTTTTTAAAAATTGAAGATGATAAAATAATAAAATTAATGTTTGATAAATATTTGGAACTAGGTTCTCTATATGCTACACAAAAATATCTTTTAGATAATGGCATTAAGACTTTAACGACTAGAAGTAGCTTAGGGAAGATATTAAGAAATCCCGTTTACTGTAAGTCTGATGAAAGAGTTTCGGATTATTTACTTAATAAAGGTTTTGAGGTTGTTGGAAAAGCTAATAAAAAGGGCTATATGACTTATGGCAAAACTTCTGACTATCCAACTCTAATAGTAAGCAAACACAACGCACCGATAGATGCTGAATTGTTTTTAAAAGTTAATTTACTGTTAGATAAGAATAAAGATAAAGCCACTAAGAGAGAAAGCAAAACTTATTGGCTTACAGAAATACTATATTGCCCTTTCTGTGGCTCTAAGTACGTTTTGGTAAATAGCGGTAAAAACACTTATTATGTTTGCTCTAGTAGGATAAATAGGGCAAGTAATGAAATGGGAATAAATAAAGACAAGGTTAAGTGTGAAAATAATAAATACGTTAATGCAGAAACGATAGAAGAAAAAGTAAGTATACTTATTAATAATTTAGAGGACGATAGAGAGTTTAAAAAATATAAAGGTAATATGGTAGTAGATAACAAGCAAAACGAAATAGATATACTGTTAAAGTCTATAGATGATAATAAGAAAGCTATTGATAATTTGGTGGAAAAATTAATGCTATTAAGTAATGCAGCAGCTGAACCACTGACAAGAAAAATAGAAGAATTAACTTCTGAAAATATTGAACTAGAAGCCAAAATTGATGAATTAAGAATAAATCAACTTGATGCAATTACCAAGAAAAATGATTCAGAATTGCAACAAGCTATAAGAGAATTTAGAAATATAAAAGATAATAAAGAAAAAAGGAATAAGGTGAGAATTATATTTAACAAACTGATTTACAACCCATTTGACGATAGTATTGACATAGAATTTACATAGTATCGGTTATGTATTCAAAGGACACCCATGCAATTCATTAATGATATTAAAAAACACTCTCATTTGAGTGCTTTTTGTAGATTATGTATTATAGTTTTTAAATCATCTTTTGTTAGATTTTTTGTAAGTTCAATAAATTTTGCTTTAAAATTCTTCAAGTCTAGACACCCCTTACAACTATACCTTTTAAAATATTATATCAAACATATGTACTCATTACAACGTGTTCTTAGCCACTTAATGTTATTTATACCTAATATTATTTAATAAAATTCCACTTTTTGTTGCAATGGCAGACAAAATTTCTCTGTTTGGTAAAATATTCTTGAGGTGTTTTTAATGAATAAGAACAATTTTAAAATATTACGAACGGAGAAAGGTCTACGACAAGAAGATATAGCAAAATTATTAAATGTTAGTAGGCAAGCATACTCGTATTGGGAAACAGGAGAACGCAATCCAGATGTTGAGGTGCTTATTGCACTTGCTGATTATTATAACGTTACTATAGATTATCTAGTAGGTAGATCGCAAATCAAAACCAATTATGCCATAAACAAGGATTTAGAACCATATATTAATCACTGCATAAATGGATATTATAAGTATATAAGAAAAGACTAGGATTTATTTATCCTAGTCTTTTTGTGGCTGTGGTAACTCTTCTTTTTTTCTTTTTCTATTTGCTATTTTTTCTACATTAACAGCTATCTTACGTATGTTTATTGCATTACAAATTGTACAAACCATAAATACAATAAATGAAACTATTGATATTAGAGCTACAAATGCGCCTACCCCTAAAAATGCTTGTATTCCTTGTTGAACTTCTCCCATTCTATCATCTCCCTTTATTATCTATATATTATATTGTATAATACAGACATAAATTGTCAATTATTTTCCTTGTGGTATTCCGTCTATTATAGACCCTAATTCTTTAACTATTGGATTTAATGCTGCTAACTCAACTCTCATACCATATTGACTGTTTGATAAGCTTAAATTAAGGTTGTATTTAAACATAGGTTTTAACTTTTCTGCCAATTCCCTCTCTTTTACTGTAATATTTAAAGCAGTACCATCACCATCTAAAGTGACTATACTTGTTGTCCAATAAGGCAAATTAGTATTCTTATTTATTTTTTCCTCTCTAGAACTAACTAAACACATTACATTATTTATTTTCATAATTTAACTCTCCTTATATAATTATTTTTTACTCATATCGAAATAGGTTACTGTCCCTTTTCGTTCGCCTTGCCAATCTGTAAAGCCAATTTTATAACTATTTGTATAATCAATCTTATACTCTTTGAAATGATTTAATAACTCTTCTATGCTGCAATTTGAATAAAGCTTGGTTTCAACTGGACGATCTATTGTTTTATGACTATATCCATATACTCTGCCGTCAATGTTTATATCTAATAAGCTTTTTACTATATAAGCACTTACATATAAAGCTATATTAGTATTATCTTCCTGTTCTAAATCTCTAATATCTACAAAGCCATGTTCCCAATAAGATTTTCTAAATTGTTCTTCATAAATCTTATGTTCAAATGATTTTGTTTCATTGTTTCCACTTAAATTTATAGGAACTAAAACATTAGTCAATAGATGATAATGTAACCTTTTATTCTTCTCTCCTAATTCAAGTACCCAAATATACTTTAAATTTGTATAATCCCTCCTAAGCTTAGTAAAAAATATATTTAACAACTGTTTGCTTTTTTTATAGTCTGGAACATTACTAAATGTTAAAGTAATAAAGGTGGTCATATCTGGATTTGACTTTATTAATCTCATAATGTTATTTCTAGCCTTATTTAATGTAGCTTTTCTATCTTTTAAGGATTGAATACCTTTTTCATCATCTTTGGTATCTTGTGATTTTTCGATTTCGCGCTCAAAATCCGTTCTTGCTAAATAATTATTCATCTTGTAGATTTCCAATCTATCACCACTAGTAATTATTTTTAAGTTATATAGATTTTCGATTTTTTTCATTGATTTGAATTACCCCACTACTATCAAGTTTAGGCTTCGCCTGATTGCTCTCAGCTTTCGTTCCACTTCGCTCCATGCTTCGCTTGTAAACAACAAGTTGTATTCCAAGACTACGCATTCCACTTGCTACACGAAAGCTTCGACCAATTCGCTTAACATAATACTTATAGTAAGTAAGACTTCCCCCTATAAATGCTATCTGAATAACAAATAAACTCCCTTTGATTTAGCCTTGTATCTTCTACAGTACATCCTAAAAAGGCACTTATACTGCTTCTATCTATAGCTCTGAATGTAACTCTAACGTTAAATAACTGTTTATATGGACAATTTTCTTTCAATAAACTTTGGCCAAGTGCAATAAGAAAGATATTGAAGTGTCTAGCTTGTGCTAAAACATCCATAATAGCCTTATTAATCTTTTTATCTTTACCAAGTACATTTAACTCATCTAACAATAGATATAGTGGTCTTTCTCTTATATATGGTTCTTCTATAATACTTTCTAAGTATTCTAATATATCCTCATTATTGTTTATCCTTCTTCCCGGTATGCTTATAAAATCATCTTCAAAACAATTAAGCATAATAACGTCTGCCTTATTCTTTAAGTTTCTTAAGGCTAGTTCAACCATTTTACTTTTACCACTATTAGATGCACCTTGCACCCCTATATGTGGAGTTTTCTTCATATTTACTGTTATTGGTTCACCTTTTTTGTTATAGCCAAATATAAGTTCATAGGGCGACATATCTACATATTCGTATTTAATATCACCTATATCTTTGTTGAATACTTCAATTTCAGCAGTTCCATTCTTATTTATCATGTTTACTTCTTTAGCCCTAAACATCTGTTTAAGATAATCTGAATGTTTTTCAATGTCCTCATATGCACATATCTTACTTATATCTAATATAGCTTTAAATCCCCATTTATAAATCTCTATATCTTCCAAAGTAACTTTATCTGTAACTTTTGTAATTAAGTCTTTTTCTTTTATAAAATATCTAAACTTACTTTTTATCTTATGCTTATCTTTAAATTCTTCTGGAAGAAGTAAATTAATAGAGCCATACGCAGATAGGAACATTGCTAATAACTTAATATATAAAATCAATATAGTTTAGGCTGCTCTAAGAATATAGAGTACATACCTCCGTCTTTTAAAAATACAATGTATTCAATCGTATCTGCATAGATTCTACTTTTACCTACTTCTTTAATGTAATTAACCACCTTGTTAATCTCTACTTCTTGCAATTCAATTAAGTCAACAATCAACTTTAACCTCTTTTGTCTTGCTTTATAGTTTATATGTATGTACTAAAGGATAAAAAGTTTCCTAAAATATTAGATTTTATTTGTTTTATTTTAGATTTTTTCTATTAGACATGGTTTTAATTGCATAAAAAAAGTACTCACTATTGTAAGTACCATATATCCATAATATTTTTATTTAATTTATTAGCAATCTCAAGTGCCTTTTCTAGTGTTGGTTTGCTTTTATTGTTTTCCCAACTCCAATAAACTTTAACTTGAACATCTAAAAAAGTTGCAAAATCCTTTTGAGACATCATGTATTCTTTCATTCTTATTTCTTTAAGTTTATTCTTAACCAAACCATCACCACCTTATAGTAATATTTTACCACTATTTGGAATATAAATAAAGCTTTAAAATAAAAAAAGCCAGTAAGCAAGGAATTTCCCTACCCACTGGCTTTGATAAAATAGATAATTAAATTTTCTAATACATTATACTACTTGGTTAGTATATAAGTCCAGCAAGCTGGTCCTAATCTAGAATCGTTTTTATATCCTAACTTAGAATTTAAATTTACGACTGTTTGATAAAAGCTTCCGTTTCCCTTAGAAGGACCATATGAACCGTCTACAACTCCATTATATAATCCTAATGCTTTCATAGCACTTTGTGCCAAGTATACATATGTTCCTTTATTTCCGTAGTTTAATACTTGCCTTTTACATTGTTCTAACAATTTTGATTCCTCCTTATTTACTGGTTTGCTTTCTTGTGGCTTTTCCCCCTTGTTTAATAGAATACTTTCCTCAAAGTCGTTTAGATCGCAATTCGTTACAATACCATTAACTCGTCCTGTAGAAGTATACTGGTGGCCTACAATGTCCTTGCCCCATATATTAGTCAATCCTTTTCTATTATGTCTTTGACCATTATTGGTATAGTAATTAGCTTCCCATAGCTTATAAGACTTTAATCTGCTATCCATTAAGCTATTAGCAAAACTGGTGTAAGTATAAAGAATACATTCTATACCACTTAACCTTTTAAATTCTTCTAGGAAGTCTAAACAAAACTTAGTATAAGTTTCCCTATTAAACTTATTATTGTTATTTCTTTCTGCATCTAAAACTGGAATCACATTAAATTCTTTATCCTTAATATTCTGCCAAAACCAGTTAGCTTGTCTTTTTGCATCTGATAACTCGTAAAGGAAATGATAAAATCCAATATTAAATCCCTTATCTAAAGCTTGTTTATAATTTTCTTCTAGCATTGGGTCTAAATAACTTCCGCCCTCTGTGGCTTTCATTATTATAGTATCCACTCCATCAGCTTTAACTTTATTGAAATCTATAGAACTATTATGATTACTTATATCTATTCCAAACATAAAATCCCTCCTTAAAATAGAATAGAGGGGATATTACCCCTCTTGATTAAGATTTTGTTCTTTATCTCTGCTAAAATAGAAAGCAACTACCATTGTTGCTAATGGCACGAACTGCTCCCCACTTATAGTTCCAGTTATAGCCATGTAGCTTATAACTAATGTGAATATTATAGCCATTAAAAATCTAGCACTTGTTAGCTTTTTTACAATTCTTTCTTTCATTAAAAACACTCTCCCTTTTATTTGTTTAATTTATTTTTTATTTCCTTCACATCATCTTCGATATTTTCAACTACATTGAATTTTTCAGCCAACGTATCTAATAATCCTTGATATCTTTTTTCTCTTTCCCCTGTAGTTTTAAGCACATAAATAAGCATAAATAAAAATAACAACGCCCATGCCCCTTGATTAGTCATTACTTTAATTAATTCACTTTCCATTTCACACCTCGTTTTCTTTGCATTAAAAAAGAGACTTAGAATTCCTCTAAATCTCTCTTAAATCTTTTATTTAATTATGTCGTCCTTTCGGTCAATTACTATCTAATAGAATTATTCGTTGATATAATCTCATATTTGGGAATTTCATCTACAAATCCTTCGAATATTATGTTTTTCACTTCTTTTATTCTAATCTTATCATCTGCATCCTTTGGGAAAATTGCTAAATTAATCTTATTGTTATTTACCACTGAAGGATACTCATACCCTATAGTTTTTGGAATATTATAATAAGTATCGGCTAAAAAGTTTATTATATTGTAAATATATTTATATTCATTTCCTACTTCTTTGGTAATCTCTGTGCATAAAAATTGTTCAATAATCTTATGATTTATCAAACCAGTATGATTGAGATAGTTTTCTGGGAATTCACCCTCTTCACCTATTACAGAAGCTACAAATTCATCAGAAATTATCTCATACTCTATTAAGCATAATTTATCACCACTTTTAAGATTTTTAATCTCATAAAATGGAGTTATCGAATCTAAAGATACATACAACATACTTTGATTTTTCCTATTTAATCTTCCTAACGTGCTTTTATTTGAAGGAGGATAAATTAAATCCTTCTTTTCAGTATAATATTCAGATTCAACTTCCCTTAATCTATACAAGCTAATTCCTTTTTTATATTCTCTATAAAAATTGCAATGAGCAACTATTGTACTACAAATGTATTTCTGTAATTCATTTATATCAATATTTTTCTTATCTATTTTTCTAAAGTATTCTAGTCTTTTCAATAAGTCTAATGGATCAATACTATTTAATATTAAATCATCACTTTTTACAAATGTTGAATGTCCAAATAACACAGGTTTATTCATATTTACTTCACCTCATAGAACTATTTACTATACTATTCTACTTTTTTTTGGTAATTCCTTTATTTATTTCACTGAATTATTGAACCCCAGTTATTTATACTAACACTCCAGTTTCTATATCTTTTAGCATGCGTAGCTAAATCCTCTATCTCTTGATAAGAATATTCATCATTGCTAAATCTATATGTTTTGTATACAGCTGCTTTATTATTAGTTATCTCAGAGCTTCCACTAGGTATTCTATTAATCGTAACAGTATCTATCGGATATTCAGTAATAGGTCTATTTATATTAACATTGTGTCCAGCAATGGTTATACCCGTCAATTGAACCCAAGTGTTCCACAAATTAATTGAGTTATTAAAGGTTTGTTTATAAATATGATTTACTGTATTACCAATAGAAAATGCTATATTAACAGTATATGTGTTTGAATTATCCTTCTTATCTTTAAATGTAAGCATCCATCCTCCAGATGTATTTGGTGCACCAGGAGTATTAGAACCATATCTAGATAAAGTAACTTTATTTCCATCATATAAATTGGGCAACTTATTTAAATCACTTACAAAACCTATATATTTAAACTCTGTAGAATTTTGAAAAATCTTTCCGTAATTAGTAACAATAATATGGTTGCTATCATTCACAGTACCATATTCTATACTATTTCCTATTAAACTTCTTGCAACACTTGATGTAACTATTTTAATATTTCTTGATTT